AATAATCTCTTCACTACCCCACTGTAATATACTAGGGTTATTGTCACAGAACACCATGAACTTTCGTTCCCATAGCGACCTATAAACAATGTTTGTCGGGTTGCCACGGTACTTCTGAGGATTCTTTGGTTTAAAGTATCCAGAGTACGCCATAAATATAAAGTGTCCAACATAGGTATTTAGTGTGTCTATCAATAGATTTATGGCTTCAATTGCTGCTAAAGGCGGCATGTCATACTCAAATAACTTTGTTGTAGCGTTTCAAGGAGTTCCAGTTCCTATGCCAAACGAAACTGTTCCTGGAGAAACAGTGGCATTTATGTGTGATGAAGCGCAGTTACCTAATATCAATACTGCAACTGGAAGTATCAATGGACTTTATACTGGACTTGGTTCTGTAGATTATCCTCATACTAAAGTCTTTACAGAACTTCAATTGGGGTTTATGTTAGACGCGGACTTATCCATATTAAAATACTTAAATTCTTGGTACAATTCTATATTTGCTGAATCTGATGGAAATGAAGATAGAGTTACTAGAGTCAGATATAAGCACCAATATGCTGCAAAGATTTTGGTTACCAAAACTGAAATTGGACCAACTTCTTCAACACAAAGAAGACCTATTACATATGTAATGGAACAAGCATATCCATATGCGATTGATGCTATTCCACTGCAATTTGGATCCTCTCAAGTTACGAAAGTAACAGCGCAGTTTAAGTATCAAAGACACTACACTATTGATAGAGATACTACTGTAGTAAAAGATTCTAAAGTTCCTGCGGGTGGTGTATTAGTTGGAGAAGCTGAAATTGGACCAGGAGTTTTCCAGCAAGAATGGTTAAAACCTGACGGTACAATTGTGACAGTACAGGGAAATAAGAGAGCAACAGGAACACAACCATACTCAAAGCCTCAACCAGAAACTACTTCTACACCTCAACCAGTTCCATTGCAGGTAATTCCTTTTGAGGAGTAAAATTGACTTTTCAATTTCATGAAAGTGGGAAAATTTTTTCCGCTAATTTTTTGGTCTAAAAGTCGCGCTAAATATACATATGAACTGGTCTAAACATTATGGCATTACCACAAGTTGTGCTTCCAACGTATGAGTTGGAAATTCCGTCAAATGGCAAAAAAATCAAATATCGTCCTTTTGTTGTAAAAGAAGAAAAACTGCTTCTTTTAGCGGTAGAATCGGATGATGAGAAACAAATTCAAGAAGCTGTAAAGCAATTGTTAAAAGGATGTATTCAATCTCGTGTAAAAATTGACGATTTGGCGATCTTCGATTTAGAATATATTTTCTTGCAAATTCGTGCAGTATCTGTCGGTGAAATAGTTGAGATGAATCTCACTTGTGAAGACGATGGAAATACTGTAGTTCCATATAACTTAAATTTGTTAGAAGTTCAAGTGCAGAAACCAGAAGGACACTCTAACAAGATCATGCTTTCTGATGAAATGGGTATTATCATGAAATATCCAAAATTTGATACCTTTGTCAGCGGATCGATTATTGGACAAACTCCAACAGCAGATTCTGTTGTTGATATTCTTGCTGGTTGTATTGATCAAATCTTTGATGCCGAAGACGTATATGATAGTTCTACTACCACTAGAAAGGAATTTGTTCAATTTTTAGAAAATCTCACTAATTCACAATTTGAAAAAATTCAAGATTTCTTTTCAACTGCTCCTAGACTAGAACATACAATCACAATAACTAATCCCAACACTGGTGTTGACAATAAAGTTGTTCTATCTGGGTTATCGTCTTTTTTCGGGTAGCACTCTTCCACAATACGCTGGAAGGGTACTACAAGACTAACTTTGCTTTGATGCAGCACCATAAATATAGCTTGAGTGATGTTGAAAACATGATGCCGTTCGAGAGACAAGTTTATGTTTCTCTATTGATGCAGCATTTAGAACAAGTTAAACAAGAACACGAAAAAGCAGCAAGGCAGTAATGGCACACGGATTTTTACAAGCAACTGATTTAAGAAGCGAGAGAAATTATCTCGGTAATATAGCTGGTGCCATCGGAAGTAGAATTCGTAAGTCTTCTGATTTGGCACGCAGAGAACGTGCTTATGCAAAAAGGCAAGCAGAAAATTCTACAGATAACGCAGATTTTGATGGACCTCCAAGAGGATTCTTTTTTACAAGAGCGTTAGGATCTAGTTTTGGTGGAGATAGAATTGCCAGAACCAGAGGTAGATTTGAAACTGATCCTCCTGCAGGAAGAGACCCGACAGGAAACCAGGCATCTCGTTTTAGGGGTGGATTTGATTATACTGATAATAGTGGCGGTATTGCACAAGGATTATCTGATTCTGGCATTTCTGCATCAAATATATTGGGTGGTGGTGGCGGTGTAGCGTCAAAATTATTGGAAGCAGGACCTAGTGCAATAAATCCTGAGGTTCTTGGTGGTGAGATTGCAAAATATCAGGGATCTCCTACCACAAATGCTGCTGGATTTACAGTAGACACACAAGCAACTGAAATTAAAGATATTGTTGGTATTCTGAACCAAATTGGTCAGATGATTGTTAGAACTAACAATAACACAATTCAGGCAGTAGATAATGTACAGAGAGTAAATGTAAAAGTTGTTGAGAGTGTACAAAGTTTAGGACAACTTCAAGTTGGTATTGCTGAGAGGCAAATTCAAAATCAGAGACTGCTTGCTTCTAATGCCGAAAATACAGCAGAAAAGATTGCTGCTAGGCAGCAAGCATCTGTTGAAAAATCAAATATGGCTGGACAGCGCGAATCCAGTGGTGATTTAGATCCAATCAAGGGAACTGGACCTAATCTTGGTGGTGGAATTCTCGGTAATATGTTTGGAACTTTAGGAAATGTTTTAGACACTGGAATGGGTATGCTTGGTGGTGGTCGCCGTGGTCGCCGTGGTGGTCTTGGTATAATGAGTCGTGCTGGTAGGAGAGCACAAAGAGCACAAGGATTTTCTACTGCTATTGATGGAGATGTTGGTATTCGTGGAATGAATTTCCGCAATAACAGTATGACTGGCGGTCAGTTATCTATGGCAAGAATCCAGTCTGGCGACATGCGCCCAGGTTCGCTTAGTAGAGCTCAAAATGATATAACAAAGAGATACGCTAGAAGATTTGGTGAAAAAGCTGCTCTAAAGAGATTTGGTGCTGAAGGTCTAGAAGCAGCAGGAATGATGAGTGGAAGGAAGGCAGCAATGTCTAAGTTTTTAAGACCTGTCTTAAAGAGAGTTCCTCTGGTTGGTGGGTTGCTGGACTTTGGTATAAGTGTTGCGCTTGGGGAGGAAGTTGGTAGAGCAGCAGCAAGAGCAGTTGGTGCTACATTAGGTGCTACATTAGGATCATTCCTCTTCCCAGGTGCTGGAACTATTCTGGGTGGTGTTGCTGGTGATATCCTGGCGGGATCGGTTTACACTGCTTTAAAGGGTGGAAGCAGAGAGTCAAGTACAGATATGAGTTTGACTCCATTTGCTACTGGTGGTATTATTACTAAACCTACGGCAGGTTTAGTTGGTGAAGCAGGTAAAGAGGGTGTTTTCCCACTAGCAGGAGCAGAGGGTAAAAAAACTTTCAGCCTGTTTGGTGAAGGTATTGTAGAAGCACAGAAAAGGGACAAAAAAAGTTATGCGGAATTACAAGCAGCTGGTCTGGCGCAGTATTATGAAAAGCAAAATGGTTGGGATAATTTTATAGAAAGATTTGGAGAATTTTTCCCTAAGTTTGAGATTGAATTGCCTTGGATGAATGACGAGGATAATGACAATCCTGTAGGTAGAAGTCCATATACTCCTACATTGGGTGATAGTAATATGGATCCATCTAAACTTGCTGGGGATAGTGCTTACGCAAAAGCATGGTTAGCAACCATTAATGCTACTGAAGCAAATAATCCAGATAGATATAACACTCTTGTCGGTGGTGAAGTCGTTCCTGAATTGACAAAAATGACAATTCAGGAAGTTTATGACATGGCATATGGAAGTTCTATTGGACAAGGATTTTTGCCAGAAAGATTTGGTGGTAGAAAAGTTAAGTATGGAGCAGACTCACATGCTGCTGGTGGTTACCAATTCCACCCAGATACAATGATTGCAAATGCTAGAAGAATGGGACTAGACCCATCAAAAGCACTATTTGATCCAAACAATCAGCAACTACTCGCTTTGCAACACTTAGCTGGTCTTGGTGTTGATCCAAATGCTGCCATGACTTCAGAGGGATTACGTAAAGCAGGATCTATTGCTGGATGGGAGGGATTGAGTGTTCCTAAGGGCAAGATTACCCAAGATCAAGCAATGGCTTTATATAATAAATTCTTGACAGAAGTACAATCTACCACTGCGGTTGAAAAAGCTGTAAAAGATCCAGCAAAAATGAAAGCTTTAATTGAGTCAATTGGTGGAGATCCAGATGCTGAAGTGGTTACTCCAGAGATAACAGCTCCAAGAAATAATAATAATGGGTTGTTAGAGGCAGCAACTGATATATTCTTTAAAGGTCTCCAGTTGCCAAATCTACTTAAACTTCCACAAGTATTGCAACCACAATCTCAATCAACTGGAAATAATGAAGACGCCTTAGCTCTTGGATTGGCAACTGGCGGATCTGCAAATATGGGATTAAATCCATTCTCTATTCTTTCTCATACAGCATTATCATAATCATGAAGGCATCGAATCCTACAGACTTTAAATTAACTAAAGTCATTCTTTTTCCAAATGGAGACAAACCAGAGTTTCCTATTACGGCATTGGTCAACAATATAGAATATGTAGAAAATATTACTTATCCGTTTATTTCTGCAAAAATGGAAATTGTTGATAGTATTGGATTGCTCGGAAGTGTTCCACTGCAAGGTGGTGAGGCAGTTCAGATAGAAGTTAGTTCTGATGCGTTTAATAAATCTGTTACGTATAACTTTGTTATTTGGACTATTCAAAATAGATTTGCTAAACAGCAGAAGCAATCATATGATATTGGTTTGGTTTCTTCGGAAGCATTAATAAATGAGGCTAATAGAGTCAACAAATTGCTCACTGGAAATCCAGAGAGTATTGTGGTTGATCTTATGAAAAATGCATTAAAAACAGTCAAACCTGTATTTTCTGAAGCATCCAAGTTTGACATTAAAATGCTTCCTAATAGGAAAAGACCATTTGATTTGATTGCTGATATTGCCTTAAAAAGTGTTTCTCCGCAAACAAATTATGTATCAACTAATTCAGGAAATGCTAATCAAACAGAGCAACAGATTAAGGGATCTGGTGGATTTTTCTTCTGGGAGACAGTAAGAGGTTATAATTTCTTTGCAGTAGATTCGTTATGTGCAGATGAAAATAGTCCATTAAAATCAAAAAAATTAGATTCTCCTGCTTGGGGACAGTATGTTGAAAGAATGGGAAATGAAGAAGGTGGAGACACCAGATTTCATATTCTCGAATCTACTTTTGAATCTGAAATAAACTTACTTAGTTCTTTGAGAAGGGGTAAGTATTCTTCTCTCATGGTATTCTTCAATCACTCAACAGGACAATATGAAGAGTATGTCTACAGAATTAAGGACAGTTATGACAACATGGCACATTTGGGTGGTCAAGAGGGAATTACTTTGATTCCAACAAATGACATTGAATTATCTGATTATCCAACTAGAATTATGTCTATATTTCTAGATCATGAATCATGGTATAACGAAAAAACTCCAGCTTCACCAGATCCAAAAGACGGATCTACATCACCATCTCAGTTTGCTGATTGGCAAAAATTTTATATGGCTCAATCTGTTGCAAGATACAAGTTATTGAGTAATCAACTATGCACAATTGTTATTCCTGGTAACCCAGACATTTGTGCTGGTGATAAAATTGATATCAGATTGGTAAATAAAGTTCCAACAAAACAAGGAAACAAAGAACCATTTGATCCTGAAAGTAGTGGTGTATATTTAATTTCTGAAGTGTCTCATTTTTATGATACTACTATGGGACCTGGAGGAAAATTTACAACAACTCTCAGATTAATGAGAGACTCATATGGTATGAAAGATTTACCATCAAATCACGGCACTAAATAATCACAGGAGGTACTACACATGGACAGCATCGAACAGCATATCGAAAAGGACAAAGAGATTCTCCAGAATCCTCTGACGTCTCCACAGCAGCGTCGTCACATTGAGGGCGAACTGCATGATCTCGAAGATTGGGTAGAACATCATAAAGAAGAGATTGAGGCAGGCGATCATCATGATCCCACACCACTAGAACTTTATTGTGATCAAGAACCAGGAGCACCAGAGTGTAAGTTGCATGACAACTAATTAGTATGGATCAAATATTATCGCAGTTGATTCCTACCCAGCGAATTGGATCCGATGGATTTAACTGGTGGGTAGGGCAAATAGAAGGAACTGCCGCAGACGAAAAGAATAATAAAGGCGGATACCGTTTCAAGGTTCGTATTGTAGGAGATCATCCTAAAAGTAAGGAGATCCTTGATACGAAAGACTTGCCATGGGCAAATGTGATAATGCCAGTCAATGTACCCTTCATGCCTGGTAATGTTGGTGGAGCACATCCTGGACTTATCAAGGGATGTTGGGTCATTGGATTTTATTTAGATAATAATAAACAAAAACCCATTATTATGGGTTCTATTGGTCAAACTCCTGGTGCTACAACGGTCTCTAAGAGTGAGAGACCAGAAGATGATGGATTTGAAACATATAACAACACTACATCTGCACGAGTTGATCCCGCTAGAGATGGTGTTCCAGCACCAGAGAATCCTGATGGTGGGGAAGCAGAACCAAATAAGCAAACTGGTCCTTTGTCTGATGGAACCACAACCGAGGATGGAGAAGATAGAGTAGATGAGGGTGATAGAAAAAGAGGAGCTATAGATCAAGAAGAGTGGTGTCAGATCACGGCAGAAAAGTGCAAAAAACCTGATCTGAAAACTCAAATAACTAGTATCCTTGGAGAACTTCTAAGAGATATCCAGAAGAGTAATGGTAAGATTGGAACGTATTATATCAACAATCTTACAGGAGATCTGAATAATTCTATTTCTGATGGTAGATCTAAGGTAGATAAAGCGATTCGTGTCGTAAGAGAATTTCTTGGAAAAGTAAAAGGATTTATCAAGAAAAAAATTGCAGAAGCTGTAGATTTTCTGGTAAAAGCACTTCTTTATCCAGATGGAGAGAAAGGTGGAAACATATTGACACCAGTAACAGAATGGTTTAATAACCTTTTAAAAGATCTTGGGTGCCAAATGGCAGATCTTGGAGAAAGGTTGGAGAAGTGGTTGACCAATGTATTAATGAATTTTATCGGCAAGATTTATCGTGCCGCTGTTTGCCAAGTAGATGAGTTTGTGAATGGAATTATTTCCAAGATCAATCAATTAATGAATGAACTTCTCAATAGTATTCTTGGACCATTACAAGATATCTTGGGCGCTATTGCTGGTCCATTGAATCTAATTGGAGAAGCTATTAATTTTGTATTTAAACTTCTGGGAATTTCTTGTTCTGGTCCAGATCAAACTTGTTCAAAATACAAAGAAGTTTGTACATCTGGTGAGAAGAAAAAAGATGAGGACGATAAAGACTTCTTAGATGATCTTCTCGATGATATTGATGGATTGTTTGGTGATACTCCTCCAGACTACACTCAGTATGTTTGTGACGAAGCATATACAGGCAATCCCTTACAAATTACTACGGTTGGATTTGTTGGTGGTGTTCCAAAAGAATCTGATCTAGAAACAAAGAGACCAAAACTTATTTACAATATTGATGACATTACTGTTGTCGAAGGTCAGGTAGCAGAGTTTACTATTACGAGAGAGGGTGAAATTGATATTGCATCTTCCGTCAAATTTAAAACCATTGACTCTCCAAAATCAGGAACTGCTACAGTTGATTCTGATTATCTTCCAGTAAGCGAGATCGTAGGATTTAATGTTGGAGAGACAGAAAAAGTTGTTACTGTTCAAACTTTGACAGATTTAATAGTTGAACAAGATGAAACTTTCTTTGTGTCAATTACCACAAACTCTCCAGTAAATGAAACTGAAGTAGAAACGATATACATCAAAGGTACGGCAAGATGTACTATTACTGAAGAGAATGTCAAAGAACCATATGATCCATATAAACCACCAATTGTAGACCCATTCCCTACAGTTCCTGGAACAGAACAACCAGACGAAGTTATAGAACCACCTGCGGTGGATGATGATACTGACATTGATCCTGATCCAGATGCCGATCCTGATACTCCACCTACAGTAACTCCAACTTATACGGTGACATCAAACAGATCCACTTGTCCTGAAGGAGAATTCATTATCTATACGGTGAAAACCAAATTTGTTGCTAATGGATCTATTCTTTATTACAACTTAAGTGGCACAGATATTACCACTGGGGACATCGTTGGCGGTAAATTAAGTGGATCTTTTATCATCAACAATGGCGAAGCGAAGATTACGGTCGGAATTGAAGAAGATAATCTACTGGAAGACCAAGAAACTCTAACATTTACTCTCACTGGAAAAGGAGCGAGTGTTGACGTTTTGATTACAGTAGATGCTCCAGAAACTCCAGAAGATCCTGGTGTTGGAGAAGATCCAACTACAGTCTTTGAACCTTTTGTTCCTCCAACCGTAAAACCACCAATTACTGATGACAATGGAGGAATCATTGAGATTCCTATTGATGACCCAGGAGATCCATGGTCAGAACCACCTGTGGTATTCATTGGTGGAGAGGGAACTGGTGCCACAGCAACAGGTCTTCTCGATGAAAATGGAAGGTTGACTGAGATTCGAGTTCAATCACCTGGATATGGTTATAAACTAAATCTTGCTTCTGATAATGGCGTTAGATGTATTATTGATGCATTTACTATTTTGAGACCTGGAGTAAAGTATACGAGTCAACCTGATATGTATGTTGATGGTCGATTGGGAGTTGCTGAGGCAGTTATCAATGATGATGGATTTGTTGTTGGTGCTCGTGTCTTAGACAGAGAAGCTACTTTCCTAACTCTGCCTTCTGTTGATATTGTTGGCGGAGGTGGTTATGGTGCTAGACTGTTACCATCACTAGCATGTCTAGATACAGAACAACTTACCACTATTGGTTCTACCAAGATTGGTACTGGTAAATATATTGATTGCCCATAATGTCACATCCTGTTGCTGCAAAAGAATATCCAAATAATATCTTCAAGCAAACAACGCCTGATGAAGAACAGGCATTGAAGGATAAACCCAGGTTTCAAACTTGGTATAAAGGTTGGTTGACACGTTCGGAAATTTATGAGAGAAAACTGCCAGATGGTCTAACATCTGCGTTGAGGATTGATGGTCCTTCGGACAGTGCATTATCACTGGATGGTAGAGGCAATGTTAGAATCTTAACAGGTAAGAAAAATTCTGAAATTGCTGGAAGCGGAGTTCTAGGTATTAAAACTTGGGGTCAGCAGCAATTGCATAACGAAAGATCTAATATCCAATATTGTGCTGGTGGAACTGAAAATGAGGGACAAGCACTGAATGTTCTTTGTTATGGTGATGTTGTAGAACAAGCAATTGGAAGCACGAGATTCATACTTGCTCAACGAATTGAAATTACTGCTACTGAAGAACTAGTCTTAAATGGACAGACTATCAAACTTCAGGCAGACGGTGATATTCAAATGGCTGCTACATCCATTAACACCGCACAAGTCAATAAGAAAGATATTGTCCTGGGACAAAAGATGACTTTTGGTGTCAGTGAAGAGACATCATTATCATTTGATCCTAGAGCGTCTGTAAATATTGTATCGCCTGGACATATAAACCACAAAGTTCTTGGTGATTATCAACTTACAACTGGTGGTGTCTGTAATATTATTGCTGGTGGTGCTCCTCTATCTGTACCAATGGTCAAAGATAGAACTAACACGCTCACCACAAAAGCATTGTTGGGTAATCTCACGGTAGAATCTTTTGCTGGAATTACTCAAATTAATTCAAAACTAGCAACAAATGTCAATGCTGGTGGTGCTGTATCTATTGTTGGTGTGGGAGCAATGACCTTAACTGGTGCTACCCTTGCTGGAACATTTGGAGCATCTCAATTAACAACAGATGCTTTCAATATCACATCAGCAGCAGTAGGTATGCAAGCTACTTCATTGTCGGTCAATGCTTCTGGTAACATCACTCTAACTGGTGCATTAATTTATCTTAACTGATTGATCGAAAATCCGTATCGAAAACTGGCACAAGGGGGGTTGTTTTTTCCTTGCAACCCTGATAAATTGTATTCATGCGATGGGGGTTCAACCTCATCCACCATCTGCGGGTAACCATTCCGCAAGTAAACACATAAAAGGAAAACAACAATGATCAAAACTGCTTTCGCTGCCGCCGCTGCAGCTGCTGCTTTCGCTGCTCCTGGTGCTGCTCTTGCAGGACCCTACGTTAATGTAGAGGCAAACTCGGGTTTCACTGGATCTGATTACACTGGAACCACGACCGACGCTCATGTAGGCTACGCTGGATCTGCTGGCGCTGTCTCCTACGGTGCTCAAATTGGTCCTTCCTTCGTCGTCACTGACGGCGGTGAGTCTGACACCGTTCTTTCTGGTAAGGTCTATGGTAGCGTTGCTGCTACTGAGGCACTTGACATCTATGGCGAACTCTCCTTCGCTGGTGGTGTTGATGATGCTGACAACGGTTATGGAACCAAGATTGGTGTAACCTATTCCTTCTGATTCACAAATAGTGTGATATAATAACAGGGGATCTTCGGATCCCCTTTTTTATTCTAAATATCACTGTTGGTGAGGGGAATATGCTATCTACTCAGTACAGACTACGACTTGAATTCATCTGTAAGAAGATCGCTAATAATGAAGAAGTAAAACTAGAGGATATGATTTGGGCAGAAAAACTTGCTAAGCGTCATACTACTGCTAGAGATTGGTTAAACAAAGCACGTCGTCAGTCTAGTGGGATTCAGGAGGGCAGTATAGATGATTTTATGAATAAGATGGGACTAGGAGATCCCGACCCATCTAATCATCGTACAGGGTTCTCAGGTGCAGATGAAATTGTAGATTGGTTCAAGCAAGACAAACCTGATGATTGGAGGCAGCGTGACTGACGATATTATTGTTAATATGGATGGCGGTGTCGGTGGATCTTGGAAGGTCAATAAGATTACACCTGAGACCTACGAAAAAATGAATGAGGAGTTTGAGAGGGAAGGTCTTGCTTTCCGAATCAAAGTTCCTACACAAGAACAAATTGACGACTGGCAAAATGATCGATGACAACTTTAGAAAAATTGCTGTGGAGAATCATCTAGAGGGTGTGACTAAATTAGTAGAAAGTGCTAACTGGGAGAAAGCAACAAATAAAGTAATTGTTGACAATCTTATAGAAAAGATTGAAAAACTCTTAGATGGTGAAGCGAAGCACTATATAGTTGCTGATAAGAAAACTTCCCATAGAAAAATCGTAATTGAATATGACCACAGCAGTAATTTACAGTAACGGAAGTCAGGAGTGTGAGCGTATGGCAGCACTCTTAGAAAACCTAAAGGAAGTAACTGACTTCCAAAGGTATGATTTGGGCAGGCATTTTGAAGATTACCAATTTCGTAATGAATTTGGATCAGAAGCAACATATCCCCAGATTGCTATCGGATTAAGGCACATCGGTAGCATGAAAGAAGCATTACAATACATGAGTGACAAAGGCATGTTCCTTTGACTTGACAAATGTGCTGAGACCATATACAATTAGAACATGGAAACTCTATTATCATGAACTACAAACCCTATAGTATGGAGTGGAACAGGCGTCGCTACCTATCAGAAGCAATTAAATCTTACTTCAATGACGATGTAGAACCTAACATCATCGTAGACGATATCCTTGACGTTCTCGCTGAGGAGATCGACTACTATAGGGGGCGTGCTGATGACCTACAACAAGTAATGGACGGTATTAGAAATGACTAAGCGCACTATGAAGAAGACCGATAGCAAAGGTCGGGAAGAGATCTGGGAATGGGATGAAACACCTGAACTCAGAGCATTTATCAAGCAGCAGTCAATTCTTAAACTGTCTGCACCACCCACACGACCAGCCTGATCTGCTATAATACAGGAGTTGAGAGGTAAACTACAATGTGTTCTCATCCGCAGAACCGCCTCTCACACTTGCGAGTGTGGTGGAATCGGTAGACACACCAGACTTAAAATCTGTTGATCGTTAAGATCGTGCGAGTTCAAGTCTCGCCACTCGCATTTCCTGTTAAATAGTAATGACAGGAAATACTGACAAGATGGCAACTAAGTACACAATCAGTCGCAAACATTGCTTTGTTGATAATGAACCAGTTTTGATGTATTTTGTTGAGAATATACCATTTGCTTTTGATGTTCTTGAAAAAGAAGAAAAAGAAGACAAATGGATTTTGTCAGAAGCAGCACTCAATCCAGAGTTTACTTTAGAGGATATTTTTAGATTCTCTGATTACTTGATTGCTGAAGAATGTCACCCAGTTTTATTTGAATTAGATCTCGTTAATCCAGAACTTATACCAGAATGAGTCAGTTTCTTGAATTATTGGTAGGAACATTTGCAAATAAACTGCAAGCACAATCCTATCCTACTCGTTATGCACATATCCGTGTTTCTCATCGTATGATAGGAGAAAATCGTATTTACGGTGAGCAGGCATACAATTACTTGCTAAATAGACCATACAGGCAATTTGTTATTGATGTAGTGCAAGAAGGTGAAGAATATCGCCTGAAGAATTACGAAATCAAAGATCCTCTGAGATTTGCACAATGCAAAAACTTGGAAGAAATTACTGATGACCTCTTGACATACCGAGACGGTTGTGATATTATTATGAGACAGACAGGACCGAAGTCTTACTTTGGTGGAACTTCTACCTGTGACTGTTATGTGAACTGGAATGGTACTAATACGTATGTTCAGAATGAGGTTACTCTTACTGAAGACGAGTATCATGTAGTTGATAAAGGTCTCCATGTCGAATCGCATCAAAAAGTGTGGGGTTCTGATTGGGGTGCTTTTAAATTTGTTAGAGTGCCACTCTAGCTCAGCTGGTAGAGCAGGGCTTTTGTAAAGCTCAGGTCGCAGGTTCAAGTCCTGTGAGTGGCTTGTGGGGGATTAGCTCAGTTGGTAGAGCACCTGCTTTGCAAGCAGGCTGTCAGGAGTTCGAGTCTCCTATCCTCCACTCCCATTCCTCTATAGCTCAGTCGGTAGAGCGGGTGACTGTTAATCACCATGTCCCTGGTTCGAGCCCAGGTGGAGGAGTTATGTATAGAACAACTTATAGAGAACAATTTGGTTATATCTACATATGTTTAGTAGAAGTCTTTAGGTTATGCCTTACAAAGATAAAGAAGAAAATCGTAAATATCAGCGTGAGTGGGCTAGAAAAAATTCTAAGACTCGTAAAGAAAATCAAATTAGTCATAAGAGGAGAAAACAGATAGTAGAAGATGCAAAGAAGCATCCATGTATCATTTGTAATAAAGAGTTTCATCCTGTGCAAATGGACCTTATTCATGTAGATCCATCGCCCAAAAAACATAGCGTATCGAAGTTATTGCAGTATGCTAGTTACAAGACTTTGAAAGAGGAAATTGATAAGTGTGCTCCTATATGTGCAAACTGTAATAGATTACTGCAGCATGGAATGGTAGATCTACCAGAACTCATTGTTATGCCTTAAGGTTCAAATCCTCATAAGACGAAATCTTAGAACCCTACAGTGTTTTCGCGAGTTTTCTGGTATAAATAAACCCGAGGACAAAGTATTATCGCAGGGTCAGAGTAATCATGCCATTAACACGTTTAGATAACCTTATTAGTTCTAAGACTGGTAAGTATCTTTATGTTTCGCCAGACGATTTCAACGCAACCGATGCGTTGTCAAACCGAGGCAATTCACCAGTCACGCCGTTCAAAAGTATTCAGCGTGCATTCTTAGAAATCGCAAGATATTCGTATCTTCCTGGTTTTGGTAATGATAGATTTGACCAGTTCAGCATTATGCTGATGCCTGGTATTCACTACATTGATAACCGTCCTGGTCTAGTTGATACTACTAATATTGCTGAATTTGCTTTTGATACAGCAAATAATGCTTGGACTGATAACAGCATCCTTGATATCTCTAACCCAGATAACGTTCTTTATAAATTTAACAACACTGAGGGTGGTGCAATCATCCCTAGAGGTTCTTCTCTTGTAGGTTATGACCTAAGAAGAACTGTTGTTCGTCCTCTATATGTTCCTGATCCTGCTGTAACTGAGCGTGAGATTCCTCGCTCCGCTATCTTTAATGTAACTGGTGGTTGTTACTTCTGGCAGTTCACCATCAAAGATGGTCAGACTACTTCTGAATCTCCTCTCTATAATTCCTCTGAAGGAACTGGTAAAGTTTACTACGACCCAACTGACTTTACTAAACTAGCAGCACCTAACTATTCTCACCACAAACTAACTGTATTTGAATACGCAGACACAGAAGAGTTGTCTCTATTCTACAGAAAGATTGCTAAAGCATTTGCTGGTTATCAACCAACAATTGCTGATGCTGGAGAATTTGATTTCAGAGTCCAAGAGAACAGAATTGTTGGACCTCTATCTGACTCTAGAGTTATCGAGAGTCTAAAGGTTACTGATAACTCTGGTGGTAATAATCCACAGATCCCTGCATCTACATCTGAAATTGAAGTAACAACCAAGATTGATCACGGATATTTCCAAGGTCAGTTCGTTGCTATTGCTAATACAGAGATTGATGATGTCTTAGAGGGTATCTTCCCAATTAAGAGTATTGATCAAAATGATGCTCGTAAGTTTACTTATGAAGTTCCTTTCGTTGCAACTGCCATTGGAACAAACATTCAGTCTGGAAAAGTTCTGAACGCGGGATCTAATCCAGCACTTGGTCAGAACGCACAGACTCTTGCGGAAGTTGACTCGGTTGAGTCCGCATCTCCATATGTCTTCAACGTATCTATCCGCTCCACATGGGGTATTTGCGGAATCTGGGCAAATGGTCTGAAAGCCACTGGATTTAAATCCATGGTTATCGCGCAGTACACGGGTGTTTCGCTCCAGAAAGACGATAGAGCGTTCATTCGTTACGACGAATACTCTAACACTTGGAACCAAGCGTCTCTAACTGACGCATTTGCTACGGTTCCTTATCACACTAAAGGTGATTCTTACTGGAAAGATGAGTGGAGAAACTTCCACGTCCGTGCTTCGGAAGATGCATTCATCCAGAACGTTTCGATCTTCGCTGTTGGTTTCGCTGATCACTTCCTGATGGAAAGTGGTGGTGATATGTCGATCACCAACTCGAACTCTAACTTCGGTAACACATCTCTACATGCTATCGGTTTCAAAGGTTTCGCCTTTAACCAGGATAAGGGTGGTTACATTACTGACATCATTCCACCACAGCAAGTTATTGACAGTGTAGCAAACACTGAGAGAATTAATTACTACACTATTGATGTTCAGGCAAGTAGAACTCAGACAACCAAATTGTTCCTTGGTTCCGATCTAGGCAATCCATTGGAGCGTCCTGCTGCAACTATTGAAGGTTACAGAATTGGTGCTAAGTCTAATGAAAATCTATATGTTAAACTAGCAGCATCTGCAGTTGGTGATGAATACAATGTAGAATTGGAACCAACTGGTTTTGTTAAGTACATTGCAAAAGGAAGTCTTTTAAATCCATCTGGAGTTGCTGTAAACAACAACTATGCTGACGCTGCTAACTTAATTGAAAGCAACCGTCGCATGATTCAAGAGGAAGTCTTCGGTTATATTCTAGAGAAGTATCCTAGACTTCAGAGCATTCCTTATGTCAACCCTGGTTTAAATCCTGCAGGTAACAGATACTTTGATGGTCGCAATCTAATCCTCGCTAACAGACAGTGGATTATTGATGAATCGTATGCTGATACCACCAGAACATTTGGAACTACATTTATCAATGCCATTACTGATGGAGAAGAGAAGTGCAAGCGTGACATCGGACTTATTGTTGACGCTATTGCAGAAGACCTTAGAGATGGTGGTAACGCTAACATTATTGCTGCAACCAGAACATACTTTGATGGCGCTGGAAGTCCTCTAACTAATGGACTAGCAGGGGAAGAGCAGTATTCTGTATATGCATTTAACAGAGCTCGTGACTATTGTAAGAAAGCAATTGCAAACTTACTACCAATTAAAGCAGATCTGTATGATCCAGATTCTAACAGTATCTTCTTTAATGGTAATACTAACAAGTATCCTGACTTTATTTCTGGTAAAGGAAAGACAGGTTCTCAGGCAGAACTAGATGGTGACACTTCTAATGGTGTAACCATTGACCTTGCAAATAAGCAAGATCCTGCTGGTCGTTACAAGGATGCACGTAATAGAATTGAAGCAAACAAAGAGTTCATCCTCGACGCAGCACTT